AGGTCGGACAAAGAAGCGATGGGACATGATGCCTGATGGCATGAGCGTTCTTCAGATCGTTGAATCTCTAGCGCCTACAGTCGAGCGGGTAGATCCCTGGGACTTTTTCCCTGATATGTCTGCTCGAACGATAGCTGAAGCGGAGTTTGTTTTTGAAAGACGCAGGCTCTCTAAGAAGCAGCTTCGCGACATGGCAAAGTTACCAGGAATCTTGGTATCGCAGCTCAAGGAAGTGGTCAAGGGTGGCGTTAAAACCTCTCTGATTGCCAAAGACTTTACCGACGATATTAGAAGCATTACTGGCATTAACACTGTAGGCGAAGGCAACAGGTATGAGATATGGGAATACCACGGCCCGATCTCGAAGTCTGAGCTAATTGACGCAATGGCGTTAACCGAAGAAGACGAATATGGCTCCATTGAAACCGATGAGCTTGACGATGAGATCGAGGCGACTGTGTTCTTCTCGGGCAACCATGTTCTGAAGGTTGCGCTAAATCCCATGGACTCAGATGAGCGCCCCTTCTCGGCGTTTAACTGGGAGAAGGATGAGTCATCGATCTTTGGCTTTGGCGTCCCTTGCTTAATGAGGAACCCTCAGAAGGTCATTAACGCTTCCTGGCGAATGATGATGGACAACGCAGGGTTATCGGTCGCCGATCAGATAGTGGTCAACAAAGAGATCATATCGCCTGCTGACGGCAGTTGGGAGATGGCCCCTAAGAAGGTCTGGAACCTGGTTGATAAGACGCGATCTGTCGCAGAGGCGTTTGCTTCTTTCTCGACACCCAGCCATCAAACAGAACTGGGCAATATCTTTAGCATGGCCCGTCAGCTCGCCGACGAAGAGACCAATCTGCCCTTGATAGCCCAGGGCGAGATGTCTCCAAACATGACCAAGACAAGCTCTGGCATGGCAATGCTCATGAACAGCTCAAACATTGTTCTGCGCAAAGCGGTTAAGAATTGGGACGACGATATAACCCGACCTCTAATCACGCGCTTCTATGACTGGAATATGCAATTCAGTGAGCGAGCGGAGGTGAAGGGTGATTTTAGCGTTGAGGCTCGTGGCTCTGGCGCTCTACTGGTTCGTGAGAAGCAGCAAGAGAACCTTATGATCTACTCGAATATCTCTATGCAAAACCCTGAATACTATAAAAGAAGAGACTGGGCTGAGCTGGACAGAGAGATCGCAAAATCCCTTGAGCTTCCTTACGACCAGATCACTATCAGTGAAACTGAGATTGCCGAAAGAGAAGCCATGGCCCAAGAAGCAGCAGCCCAGGGTATGCCTGACCCTGCCATGCAGAAGCTCCAGCTAGAGGCTGAGCTAGCCCAGGCTAGATTGCAGATAGAGCAGCAGAAGATACAGCTGGATGCGCAGTATAAGGCAGCCGTCTTGCAGCAGTCAGGCCAAGAGATGGCGCTCGACCACCAGCTTGAACGCGACAAGATGGCGCAGAAAGAGCGAATGGATATGTCGCATCTTACAAGCAAGTACCAGATCAGCGAGAGAACGCGCCAGACAGGCTATGCAACTGCCCAGGAGCGCAATAAGACTGAAAGGGATAAGGCGGCAGCCCAAACGAACGTGAAGCTCACAGAGGCTCAGCTGAAGGCTCAGAACATCGCCAACAGCTTTGACACATTCTAATGAGTATTGATGCGCATTCACTGACCTGGAAGGCCGTAGAAAAGTTTATTGAGCAAGAGAAAAATGACGCGATTGATTACCTAATAGCGGATCGCGATTCTGAGAGACAGCGCGGGGCGTTGGCCCTCTTAGAGAAACTCGAAACACTGGGACGCCAAAGCGAACCCACATAACACCATTCCTTGAATTACTAATTGGCCGCTCGTTAAGAGCCGCTTGGGGTTTTTATGTCTGAAGAAAATGAAGAGCAATCCTTTAACGACGCTTTCGATGAGCTTGCGGAGGGTGAAAGCACTTCATCCGAAGACACTCTTGAAACTTTAACTGATGAGGCAGATGACGATGGGCAAGAAGAAGAAGGGCAAGCCCTCTTACTAGAGGAAGAGCCTAAGGAGACTGAGCCAGCACTGTCCGTTGAAGAGCAGCTTAGTGCCGCACAAGGCGAACTCCAGCAATGGCAGCACAGATACAACTCAGATCTAGGTAGGCAGAACGCTTACCAGAGACAACTCAAAGAGCAGCAGCAAACGATTGAGAAGCTTCAACAAAGCTCCGCTGCGTCACCTTCGGCTGGAGACAATAGCTGGAAGCTGGTTGCTGAGGATTACCCTGATATTGCAGAGGGGGTGAAGTCTCTATTTGAGAAGCAAGCTAGCGAGCATAAGGCTGAGCTAAATAGGGTACGGGGTGAGCTGCAACCCATTCAAGAACAAGCGCGCAAATCCTTCATCGATCAGCAGTTTGGAATGCTTGAGAACGAGCATCCAGATTATCGAGAAGTAGCTGGATCGGCAGAGTTTAAAAGCTGGGTTACAACTCAGCCAGTGCCGATTCAAGAAATGATTCAAAGCGAGCAGGCAGGCGATGCAGCCTATCTACTGCGAGCTTACAAGAATGATGTCTCACCTGGTCAACAGGCGACTTCAGAGCTGAAGCAGCGACGAGAGAAGCAGCTTCGGCAAGGGCAGACCGTTCCCTCACGCGGAGGAAGGTCGAAGAGTAATTTGCCGCCCGAAGATGACTTCGAGGCCGCATTTGATTTCTTCGCTACTCGCTAGCAGGGCAGAGCTGCCACTAACGACACCAAACAAAGATTGACGTACTCGAGGTATTGCCGCTAACGCCGCAAACCAACAGGTTCCTCACTCTGAGCAGGTGATCGGTAATTTACTTTTACCAAGATGCCAATCATAACTCGGAAGGAGAATTTCCAATGGCTATTACTACCTACGCAGGTCTGTCGCAACGCACTACTGCTTATGCGGCAAAAGAAATGCTGGCTCACGCTGAGCCTATCCTATGTCTGTCGAAGTTCGGCATGACCAAGCCTATGCCAAAGAACAAAGCGAACGTCATTAAGTTCCGTCGCCCTGTTCCTCTTGCCGTGGCAACAACGCCTTTAACCGAAGGTACAACGCCTACTTCACAGGCGCTTTCATACGAGGACGTAACAGTCACTCTAAGCCAATTCGGCAACGTAGTTGAGATCACTGACGTTGTTGCTGATCTGGCTGAAGATCCCGTATTGAAAGATGCTGCAATGCTTTGTGGTGAGCAAGCTGGTGAGACCATTGAGACTCTCATGTGGGGAGTTATTCAGGGTGGCACTAACGTGTTCTACAACAACGGCGCAGCGCGTAGCGCGGTCAACACTGCAATCACTCTTGTTAAGCAGCGAGGCATTACTCGTCAGATCAAGGCTGAGCGTGGCAAGAAGATCACTTCAATGATCTCTTCTTCAGTTAAGTATGGAACAGAGGCTGTCGCACCTGCGTACATCGCCTTCGCTCACACTGACCTTGAGTCAGATATCCGTGAGCTTGCTGGTTTCACGCCTACTGAGAAGTACGGATCAATGCAGGCGCTACCTTACGAGATAGGCAAGGTTGAGGACGTTCGTTATCTCCTCACTCCTGTTCTTAGCTCAATACCTAATGCTGGCGGTGCTAAAGGCGCGATGGTTTCAACAGGCGGTACATCTGCTGATGTTTACCCTGTTGTCTATGTCGCAAAGGATGCCTACGGTCACGTTGCACTAAAAGGTGCTGAGGCTATATCTCCGTCCATCATCAACCCTGGTCAGCTCGACAAGTCCGATCCTCTGGGTCAAAAGGGCATGGTCGGCTGGAAGACTTATCACAAGTCTTTCATTGCAAACCAGGCTTGGATGGCTCGCCTAGAGTGCGCAGCAACAGCCTTGTAGAAGCAAGAGCAGTAACTTGAAAGGGGGCTTCGGCCCTCTTTTTTTATACCTAAATTTAGCCGCCCTTGGGCCGCAGGAGTGACAAATGTCAGAACCAAACCTATACAACCTTTCCATGGACGAGCTGCAAGAGCAGGCGCGGATACTGGGGATTGTGGTTAGAGGAAACGTCAGCATAGACACGCTGAGAACTAAGATTAAAGCCGCAGTAGAGATTCAGCCTACGGCTGCTGAAGCTGGCAAG